GCCGCTGCAACATCAGGATCATCGATTCGTGGTATGTCGGTCAACCTCCTATTCTTAGACGAGTTTGCTTTTGTTGAACGTGCAGCAGAATTCTATACATCAACATATCCAGTTGTTTCTTCTGGTAAAGATACCAAAGTTATTATCACGTCAACAGCGAACGGTATCGGAAATACTTTCCATAAGATATGGGAAGGTTCTGTACAAGGCGTGAACGAGTTTAAACACTTTCGTGTGGATTGGTGGGACGTTCCAGATAGAGACGAGAAATGGAAATTAGAAACAATTTCTAATACTTCTCAAATACAGTTTGATCAAGAATTCGGTAATTCTTTTATAGGAACAGGGGACACTCTAATTTCTGCCGAGACGCTCTTGAACTTTCGCGCAAAGAACGCCCAGCAGACGTTAGAAGGTGGTCTGTTATCGGTTTACGATAAGACTCGGCCGAGTCACGAATACATCATGACCGTTGATGTATCGAAAGGAAGAGGTCAGGATTACTCTACTTTTACAATTATTGACATATCAACCCGTCCATTCCAGCAAGTTGCTGTGTACCGGAATAACACTATCTCTCCATTGCTTTTCCCTGATATTATCTATAAGTATGCTAACGTCTACAATCAGGCATATGTTGTTGTCGAATCGAACGACCAAGGGTCGGTAGTATGCAACGGGTTATATCATGATTTAGAATATGAGAATGTGCACGTTTCTTCCGCGATCAAATCAAATGCTATTGGTATCGAGATAACACGAAAATCAAAACGTCTTGGATGTTCAGGGATAAAAGATTTATTAGAAGAAAATAAATTAAACATCGTCGACGAAAATACAATACTAGAAATCAGCACATTTGTCTCTAGGGGTCAATCATACGAAGCGAGTGAAGGCAACCACGATGACCTGATGATGAATTTAGTTATGTTCGGATATTTTGTTGCAACTCAGTTCTTTGCCGATATGACAAATATTAATTTAAAACAGATGATGTTCGAACAGAAGATGCGGGAAATCGAAGAAGACGTTGTGCCGTTCGGATTTATCGACGATGGGTCATCAGCAATCGCAGAAATAGAAACCCGAGAGATGATGGAACGGGGGCATTGGCAGATATACGACCACAACGATTTTTGAAGGAAATTTTATTTATAAATAAATTCATTGAAAATAACCGCATAATGTAACTTATCATAAATTTTTTTCGAGAAGGACAAGAATATGGCACTTTTATCGTCTGGTCTGTCCCCTTCAATCACGGTCAAAGAAGTTGACCTGTCCGGTGTTGTACCGAATGTAAATACAACTACTGGCGCGATTGTTGGAGATTTTCAGTGGGGTCCAACTGAAGAACCTAAATTGATTGGCAATCAATCATCTTTAGTTAGTACGTTTGGACAACCTTCATTAACCTCTGCTGTCGATTTTCACACCGCAGCAAACTTCCTTAGATATTCCGGAAACATGTATGTCACCCGTATGGTCGCCGACTCAGCAACAAACTCTTGTATTGCTGCAGTGGATAGCGATGGCGAAGCGCCGTTGATTAAAAATCTATCAGCATTTGATACGCAAAAAACTGAGCTAGTAACTGCAGGTAATACCTTTATTGGTAAGTTCCCAGGAACTGCTGGTAACAGTTTGAGAGTAGAATACATCGGATCTTGCGATGACTCTGATTTCACACTTTGGGCATACGCTGACTTGTTTGACGCTAGACCAGCATCGTCTGCGCATGCGTTAAACCTTGGCGGCAGCAATGACGAAGTTCACGTTGCAGTCATCGATGAATCCGGAACATTTTCTGGCGCCAAAGGCACTGTTTTAGAAACATTCCCCTTTGTCTCTCAGGCATCTGATGCAAAAACATCTGACGGTTCTTCAAATTTTATTGATGACGTAATTAATTCTAAGTCAGAATATGTTTATTGCGTTCAATTAGATTCGGGATATACGAATCACGGTTCATTATCCTCTACTGCATTCGGAACAACCCATAATCACGTCGCTTCTTCCTTATCAGGAGGTGTTGCCTCACCAGCGCTCGGTACGGCGGAAATGATTACTGGTTACGATATGTATGCTGATGAAAATTCGTATGAAGTTGACTTCATCATTGCACCTGGAATGACATCTGACTCAGATCAAGCAACAGTGGTTAATCATATTGTTTCAATGATCGCGGGCGGTAACGGTAGGAAAGATTGCGTCGCAGTCGCCTCACCTAGTCGCTCTGCAGTAGTAAACGTTGCCGCATCTAGTGTGGTAGCGAGTACGTTAGCAAGTGTAAATTTATTCACGTCTAGTTCTTACTTAGTTGCTGATAACAACTATTTAAAAGTTTATGACAAGTACAACGACCAATACATCATGGTGCCTGCGGCAAGTTCAACTGCAGGTATTATGGCGGCAACTGATATTAATGCCGCGCCTTGGTTTTCTCCCGCAGGGCAAAGAAGGGGTCAATACTTTGGCGTCACTTCTTTAGCATACAACCCATCAAAAGTTGAAAGGGATCAATTGTATAAAGCAGGGATCAATCCAATCGTTAACCTTCCTGGACAGGGCATTCTCCTTTTCGGCGACAAGACGAAAGAATCAAGACCTTCAGCATTCGATCGAATTAATGTTCGTCGTTTGTTTTTGGTTATTGAGAAAGCAATTAAACGCGCCAGCAGCGGCGTTATGTTCGAATTCAATGATGAGTTTACTCGTTCTGAATTTGTCAATATTGTTGAACCATTCCTGAGAGAAATCAAAGGGCGTCGCGGTATCACTGATTTCAGAGTTGTTTGTGACGCAACAAACAACACAGCGAATGTTATCGATACCAACAATTTTGTTGCAAGCATTTTCGTTAAACCAGCACGGTCAATCAACTTCGTAACACTTAATTTTGTTGCTACGCGAACCGGTGTTGAGTTTGAAGAAATCGTCGGCACGGTATAAGGAGAATTTAAATGGCTATTTTAGGAGTCGATGACTTTAAAGCAAAGTTGCGCGGCGGCGGTGCTCGCCCCACGTTATTCAAAGCAACTTTGAATTTTCCCGCATACGCTGCGGGTGATGTTGAACTAACATCATTCCTGTGCGAGAGCGCTGTTCTTCCTCAATCGATCGTTGGTTTAATCAACGTCCCGTTTCGCGGAAGGCAAGTAAAAATCGCAGGGGATCGCGTGTTTGAACCTTGGACAGTAACCATCATCAACGATACTGATTTTCAGGTTCGCAACTCAATGGAGCGATGGATGAACGGTATCAACGGTCACGCATCCAACACAGGTTTAACCAACCCCACAGACTATCAAACTGACCTGATGGTCGATCAATTAGATCGCGACGAAAGCGTGATCAAAAGATACAACCTCCGTGGTTGTTTCCCGACAGCGGTTTCTGAAATTGCTGTTGGTTATGGGGCAGTTGACGAAGTTGAGCGATTTACTGTAGAATTTCAAATGCAATATTGGGAATCAGACACAACAAGTTAATAAGTTATACTTGGTGTGATATTTTGAGCCTAGATACTTGAGACCCATTAAATCGGGTCTCAAGTATCCCTTTATATTTTGGAAAATAACATGGCAGAAAATGACAACGGTATTTTAAAACTGTTTGGATTTGAAATACGACGATCTAAAGAAGAAAACGCTTCTAATAAATTACAAGCGATTGTTCCTCCAACAGATGATGACGGCGCTGGATATGTAACTTCAGCGGCAGGGCACTACGCGCAATACATTAATATGGATGGTGATGGGTCGAAGGACAATCATCAATTAATTATTAAATACCGTGGCGTTTCAATGCACCCTGAAGTCGACACTGCAATTGAAGAAATCGTCAATGAGTGTATCACTGCATCAGAGTTAGAATCAAATGTTTCACTCAGTCTAGAAAAAGTTGAAACGTCAGATAAAATTAAAAGTCAAATGTCTCAGGAATTTGAGCGAATTATCGCTATGTTAAAGTTCAATGAACTCGGACATGACATTTTTCGTTCTTGGTATGTTGACGGTAGGTGTTATCACCACTTATTAGTTAACGAGTCTAACCTAAAAGCAGGCATTCAAGAAATACGAAATATCGATTCGTCAAGAATTCGTAAAGTCAAAAACGTCAAGTACAAAAAAGATCCAAAGACTGGCGTAAAAATTGTCGACGAGACAGAAGAGTTTTTCATCTTCGAAGAAAAACCAGGGGCGACCAACTCAGGGGTTAAACTTTCTCCTGACTCGATTAGTTATGTCAGTTCGGGTTTACTCGACGAAACTAAAAAGAAAGTCGTGTCTCACTTACACAAAGCGCTTAAACCAATTAACCAGTTGCGTATGATGGAAGACTCGTTGGTCATCTATCGCCTCGCGCGCGCGCCCGAAAGAAGAATTTTCTACATCGATGTTGGTAATATGCCGAAAGGTAAATCAGAAGAATACATGACCAACATCATGACAAAGTACAGAAATAAACTAGTCTATGATGCCGATACAGGTAAACTCAAGGACGACAGGAAGGTTATGTCAATGCTTGAAGACTTTTGGTTACCGCGTAGAGAAGGCGGTAAAGGAACCGAAATTTCAACGTTGCCTGGAGGGGAAAACCTCGGACAAATCGATGACATAATCTATTTCCAAAAACGATTATATCGCGCGCTTAATGTGCCGGTCAACCGTTTAGAACAAGAATCACAGTTTGCTATTGGTCGTTCTACAGAGATAACACGAGACGAACTTAAATTCCAAAAGTTCATTGACCGATTGAGAAAAAGGTTTTCGAATATGTTTCTCGGTATTCTTAAGAAGCAATTAATTCTTAAAGGCATTATTACTTCACAAGATTGGGACCAGTGGAAGAATGATATCAGCGTTGATTTCATTAAGGACAACCACTTCACTGAATTGAAAGAAGCGGAATTAATGCGCGAAAGAATTAATTTATTGTCTGAGGCGCAACCGTTTGTCGGCGAGTTCTTCTCTCGAGAATGGATCTTGAAGAACGTTCTACGACTCGACGACGAAGAAGTAAAGGCTCTAGATAAAGAAATTGCCGGCGAAGAACCTACAGATTCAGAACCGGACGAAAAGAAACCTGAACCAAATGTGGCAGAAGTATTAAGACTTCCGATGCCCACAACATCAGGTAAAGAAGACGAAACCATTCACTCTGAAGACGAACTAATAGAATCAATGTCCAGGTACTTAACGGACAACACGGCGAAAGAATCTAAGTCAGAAGACTTGTTCGCCGAAGCAACCAAATATTTTAATAACGCGGTTTCTGATTAATGTCTAAGATTAAACCCTCAACTGTTGCGGCATTTAACATTGCGTTCACCAAGAACGAGTTGGATCGATTGGAAGGAAAAATCGACCAACGCACTTTGTCTCTTGCCGAAGAACTCGACTTCATAGCAAAGGAAGTTCGGTCAGCAACAAAGCACCATTTTCAAGGCAAGCAAGGTCCGGATGGGCAAAAAGGTTCTAAGGGCGATCGCGGCGAAACTGGTTTAGAAGGGAGGCGTGGTCCTAAAGGCGAGAAGGGCGAGAAAGGCGAAACGGGCGACATCGGATTAACAGGTCCGTCTGGTCCAATCGGTCTTAAAGGCGAGATCGGCGGAATTGGTCCGCTCGGTCCAAAGGGCGATACCGGCCCGATCGGTATACAAGGTATTGAAGGTCCGCAAGGCGGAATTGGTCCAGAAGGTCCGCAAGGGTTTCCTGGACTTCAAGGCGCAGTCGGCGAGAAAGGAGAAAAAGGTGATACAGGAGCGACCGGGCCCAAAGGAGACTTGGGAGAGCGCGGGACTCAGGGTGAGAAAGGCGAAAAGGGCGACCCTGGAGTTGCTGGGGAATCAGCGCCTGACGTTACGCCAAAGTTTGAAGAACTTCGTAAAGATTTCCAAACAGAAGTTAAAACTCACCAAGACGAAATTAATCGAAGAATAGATCAAAGACTATCGAGAATATCAGCGCGATCTGGCGGAGCAGGTACTAGCGGCGGCGGGTCATATAAATTATTAGATAACGCTGACGTTGAATATGCTCCGCTTTCGAAAGCGAACGACGGTGATGTTTTAGCATTTAGTTCGGTAAAAAATAAATTCGTTTTATCTCCGGCGAACCTGTTGGGCGGTGAAGGTACAATCGATTCTGCTCAACTTTTTGGATTGATCGACTCTAATTATATTCTCAGCGTTATATCAACCGGCGGGATTATTTCATCTGAAACTTTTCAAGGCGATACGTTTAACGCGACCAACGGGTTCAACGCTACAACACCCACCGGCGGGTTCTTAATTAATAACGAAACAATCCTTTCCCACGGTCTGGGCGGGTTCACGACTAACACTGCAGTTGGACTCGACGCCCTAGACACAAATGTTTCGGGAACGCATAATACTGCGATCGGGTTCGAAGCACTTAAAATATCTGAAGACGCAGTCGGCAATACCGTCATTGGTGCTGGCGCGGGTAACGCTTTAATTAGCGGCAATTATAATGTACTAATCGGCGCTGGCGACGGATCAGCGATCGAAGGTTTAAGCAATCAGGTTGTTGTATCTGACGGCGAAGGTAATACAAAAATCCATATGGATAGCGCAAACTCATTATACATTGGCGCTAATGCAGAAGTCAACCTATCGTCATTAACAATCACAGAAACGAATTCGGTGGATACTGTTCCCATTGATTCATTCAATATTAGTTATAGAACAGCAAAGTTTACTATTCAAATTCATGATACTGTTAACAATACTCATGAATCTGCTGAAGTGTTATTGTTACACGACAGCGCAAATCCTTTCATAACTGTTTATGGCGTATTATCTACCGCCGACACAAACCTTGCCAATTTCTCGTCTGATATAAATAATAACGATGTTAGACTATTGACAACGCCAAGTTCCTCGGACCATATGGTATATAAAGTATTGCGGTCTTCCATCAAGTCCTGAAAATACTATAGTAATAATCCATAAACACACAAAAGGAATCCTTTAATGGCTAAACAAGATTTCGAAATTCTAGGCGGTCTTAGAATTGGAAGCGTACTCGCATTCGATTCGCTCGCTCAGATTCAAATTTCAAATGTTGGTTTGGAAACCGTCGCAGGAACTGGTAGCATTGCCGATATGGTTGATGTTAACATCAGTAATATTACTGATGGCCAGATCATCAAGTGGGATTCTGCTTCGCAGAATTTCGCACCCGCTAATGATAGCGACACATTCTTACTCGGTTTAACAAACTCATCTAATACTGGTCTCGGTGACGGGGTATTGGCTTCAATCTCATCCGGCGTAGATAACGTCGTAGTCGGTGAGTCTGGCGCTGCTTCCCTAAGCACCGGTTCTGGTAACACAATTATCGGTGACGAAGCAGGTTCTTCTCTCACTAGCGAAAGTTCAAACACGATTATTGGTCGTGCTAGCGGATCAACGATTGTTGGAAAAGACAATCAGTTAATCGTCGCAGATGGTCAAGGTAATATCTCTATTGCTGGTGACTCATCGCAGAACGTTACTATGTCTGCTGCTATGGAAGTAACAGGCGCGTTGACTTTTGGTTCTTTGACCAATACAACTGATGATGTTACTGAAGGTTCAATTAATCTGTACTATACAACAGTACGCTTTGACTCAGACTTTGGTACTATGTCGACAACTGATCTCGCCGAAGGCGATAAGTTGTTCTATCAGACATCACGTTTTGATAGCGATTTTGGTGATAACTCGACAACTGATCTTGCTGAAGGCGATAAGTTGTTCTATACAACAGTACGTTTCGACTCAGACTTTGGTACTATGTCGACAACTGATCTTGCTGAAGGCGATAAGTTGTTCTATACAACAGTACGTTTTGATAGCGATTTTGGTGATAACTCGACAACTGATCTTGCTGAAGGCGATAAGTTGTTCTATACAACAGTACGCTTCGATAGCGATTTTGGTACTAAGACATCAGACGATTTGTCCGAAGGTCTGACGAATAAGTATTACAAAACTTCTTACTTCAATAGCGATTTTGCCCTTAAGACAACGACTGACCTCGCCGAAGGCGATAAGTTGTACTATACAACAGTACGCTTCGATAGCGATTTTGGTACTATGTCAACAACCGATCTCGCCGAAGGCGATAAGTTGTTCTACCAAACAGTACGCTTTGACTCAGACTTTGGTACTATGTCAACAACTGACCTCGCTGAAGGCGATAAGTTGTTCTATACGACAGCACGTTTTGACTCAGACTTTGGTACTATGTCAACAACTGACCTCGCTGAAGGCGATAAGTTGTACTATACTGCATCGCGCGCAGACTCTGCTGCTAAAAATGCTATTTCTGCTGGTACTGGCGTAACATATACTCCAGCAACTGGTGTAATTGCAATCGGTCAGGCAGTAGCAACAACTGACGACGTTCAATTCAGTTCTGTTAAGATTGACGACGTCGCTTTGATTGACACTAGCGCTACCCCTGCTGCTGGATCTGCAGGAGCAACTCAGGTGATTTCGTCATTCGCGATCGCGGACTGGCGTTCTGCTCGATTCACAATTCAGGTCTCTTCTGGTAGTAAGTACCAGACTTCTGAGATCTTGGTATTGCATGATGGTAGCTCAACTGCTATGACTACTGAGTTTGGTGTGATTAAGTCTAATGGCGTACTCGCAACATTCTCTGCTGCTATTAGTGGATCTGATGTAGAACTTTCTGCTGTCGCAGAAAGTGGTGAACAACCTTCTTATAAGATTGTTCGTCATCAAGTATCTGTATAAGCAATATACAGTAATTATCTAAGGCATATATAACCTTAGAGAAGTGGTAATTTCCATCGGGGGGACCTTTCCCCCCGTATGGTTTTAAATTATTTTTTTTAATATGAGGATTATAATATGTCAGAATTTGAAACAAGTGATATCGAAAATCAAGAAACACCTTCCCCCGAATTAGAGAATCAAGGAATTCACGATTTTCTCAATTCTGTCTCATCTAAAGAGTATTCCGCCGCCGAAAATCAGTTCAAAGACCTGCTTGACGATAGGGTGCAAACTGCGATGGACCAAACAAGAATTGGGTTAGCAAACAATATCTTCAATAATGCCGAAGAAGGCGAAGAAGAATTTGCTGATGAACTCGAAGTTTCAGGTGAGGAAACAGAGTAAATTTCTTAAGATTTTTTCTGTTATAAATAATTGTCATGAAGTCAATATTTGAAATTAGACAAAAAAGAAAAGACAAGATTCCGGCGAACAAGCACGTCTTCAACAAGAAGATTGCTGGCGCCGATTTAAAGATTTATAAGACAGGATCAAAATTTACTGTTTTTATTGATGGCGAAAAATTGGATTCGTATCCTTCGCAGAAAGAAGCGGAAAAGGTCGGAACGCAATTTGCTAAAGAATTAAGAGGAATGCGTGGATGAAATTAATTGCTGAATATCAGGATCAAGATCTTGAAGTGATTACAGAAGCAAAAGAAGGTGGCGGTAAATCCTATGCCATCGAAGGCGTTTTCGCGCAAGCGGAACAGAAGAACCGCAACGGTCGAATCTATCCGCGCCCCATCATGGAAAAAGCAGTTGAACAATACGTTCAAACCCAAGTTAAAACAAAAAGGGCAGTGGGTGAATTAAATCACCCCGAAGGTCCGTCAGTAAATCTAGACAAAGTTTCACATCTCATCACTGCCCTCCAATGGGAAGGTAATGATGTTATTGGAAAAGCATCTATATTAGATACTCCGAATGGCAAGATTGTTAAAGGTCTTCTTGATGGGGGAGTCAAACTAGGTGTTTCAACTCGTGGTATGGGTAGTCTTGAGAGTCGTAATGGTTACATGGTCGTCAAAGACGATTTTATTCTTAATACAGTTGATATTGTACAAGATCCTTCAGCGCCAGCAGCATTCGTTAATGGGATAATGGAAGGCGTCGAATGGGTTTGGAATAATGGCATTATTGAACCTCAAGTGATTGAAGAAATGGAGACAGAAATTAAAAAAGCTCCGCGTGCTGCTCTATATGAGACGCAGGTTCGTGAGTTTAAAAATTTCCTCTCGTTGCTCAAATCTTCAAATTTAAAGGAGTAAGACATGACTGAAGAAAACATGAGTGTTGATCTTCCTGATGAGGACATCGAACTCGAGGAAGAACAAACTCACGACATGAAAAACGCAGAAGCACAATCAATTGCATCTGTTGAAAAGGCAGAAGACGGCACAAAACGTGCTCCCGCTCGTAAAGGGGATAACTTAAAAGCAGCCGATCCAATGCCAAAGACCAAAGCAGCATTCATTAATGCTATGTACACAAAGTTGTCTGGAATGAAGAAAGACCAACTGACTGCCGCATATGCTAAAATGTCTGAAGAACTCGGAGATATTGCAGACGAAGAAGTAGTTGAACTACCAGAAACGTCATACGATTTTTCTGATGACCTCAGTGCTCTTGTTGAATCAGAAGCGACGCTTTCTGATGAATTCAAAGCAAAAACTGCCGTGATCTTTGAAACCGCAATTCGTTCTAAAGTTTCTGCAGAAGTAGAGCGTTTAGAGAATGAATATCAAACTAAACTCGACGAAGAAATCCAAGTTACTCGTGATGATCTCGTTGAAAAGGTTGATAACTATCTTAACTATGTTGTTGAAACATGGATGGAAGAAAACAAGGTTGGTATCACAACTGGACTTCGAACTGAAATCGCTGAAGATTTCATGTCAAGTCTGCGCGACCTGTTCGAAGAATCTTATATTGAGGTTCCCGAATCCAAAGTAGACCTAGTTGACGAACTCGCTGAGCAAGTTGAAGAGTTGGAATCAAAACTCAACGCTCAAACTGAATCAGCAATCGAACTTTCTGTTAAACTCGAAAGTTCACTGAGGGAAGCGGTAATTCGCGAATCCTCACGTGATCTCGCAGATACAGAAATCGAAAAATTAGAATCTCTCGTATCCACATTAGAGTTCGAAGACGAAGCATCGTTTTCTTTGAAAGTTAAAACTGTCAAAGAAGCATACTTCTCTAAGAAAACTTCATCTGATGTAGAAGAAATCGAAGAAGATTGGGAAGCGCCTGTTGTAGCAGATAACACTGCAATGGCTAGGTATCTTCAAGCAATTAAGAAATCCACTAAGGAGTAAAAAATGCAAATTTCTTACGATAAACTGATTGAGAAATGGTCTCCTGTTCTGAATGAAGAATCAGCAGGCAAGATCACCGATCATCACCGACGAGCAGTTACTGCTGCCGTTTTAGAAAACCAAGAAATCGCTTTCCGCGAGCAGAACGAAATGCTCGTCGAAGCACCAACAAACACTAACGCAGCAGTGACCGGTGGTCCTGGCGGCGCGAACTGGGATCCAGTCTTGATCGCTTTGGTTCGTCGCGCTATGCCGAACCTGATGGCATATGACTTGTGTGGCGTTCAACCGATGACTGGACCGACTGGTCTGATCTTCGCTATGAAGTCACGATACAAGACAACTCGCGGCGGCGCCACTACTGGCGACGAAGCGTTGTTTCAAGAGCCTATGTCACCGTATTCTGGCGACTCTTCTTTGTCACAAACTGGTGGTCCTTCAGGTCTGTCTGGTGTTGCTGATGCAAACACTGACTCATCTATTGACGATGACCGCGCTGCACCTGCAGGTTTGGGTACGCCCCCTGCAACTCAAGGCATGCCTACTGCTGACGCTGAAAACTTGGGCGTTGGTTCTGCTTTCGCAGAAATGGGTTTCACAATCGAGAAGGCAACTGTTACTGCTCGTTCACGTGCCCTGAAAGCCGAATACTCTTTGGAACTCGCACAAGACTTGCGCGCGATCCACGGTCTTGACGCTGAAACAGAATTGGCAAACATCTTGTCAACTGAAATCCTCGCTGAAATTAACCGAGAAGTTGTCCGTACTATTAACGGTCAAGCTAAGACAGGTTGTTTGCAACAGGGTATCCAAACTAAAGGTATTTTTGACCTTTCAACTGATGCTGACGGTCGTTGGTCTGTTGAGAAGTTCAAGGGTCTGTTAGTTCAATTAGAGCGCGAAGCAAACGTTATTGCTAAAGAAACTCGTCGCGGTAAGGGTAACGTAATCATCTGTTCTTCAGATGTTGCTACTGCTCTTGTTGCTTCTGGTATGCTCGACTATGCACCTGCTATCTCTGCTAACTTGTCAGTAGACGATACAGGTAACACCTTTGCTGGTGTTCTGAATGGTCGTACTCGCGTCTATATCGACCCATATGCAGTTGCTGATTATGTAACTGTTGGTTATAAGGGTACAAACCCATATGACGCTGGTGTTTTCTACTGCCCATACGTTCCTCTTCAGATGGTACGTGCGGTTGGCGAAGATGACTTCCAACCACGTATCGGGTTCAAGACTCGTTATGGTATGGCATCTAACCCATTCGTTGGTCAAACACCTGCTGATGGTCTTGCTGCTGCTAAGAGCAATCAATATTACCGCATTTTCCGCGTGGACAATATCCTCGCCTAATATCTGTAATAATAAAAAAGAATCTCTTAGAGATCATTTTAAAAGGAGACTTCGGTCTCCTTTTTTTTTGCCTCAAACATCTTTCTCTCGATTTCTTCTCGCCGCGTAGGGTCGATATATCCATCTTTGATTAACTGGTCAACTCGTACAGATATAAAAATTTCTAGTTCATTCTCGTTCATGCGTTTATTTATTGCATATAAATAATACTTTAAATGAAGGCATTTCCATGGCAATTGACAATTTAAATAACCTTTCGCCCAATGGGTTTAAGGTAGTAATCAATAAAAGCAAACTCGAGCATTTCACATACTTCGTTCAGAGGGTTCAGCACCCTTCCGTCGAAGTAACGTCGACCGAAGTGCCGCATAAAAGATTAACCAGCGTTGCGTTCATCGGCGGAAAGATGGTCAACTCAGAATTGATCCTAGATGTATTGATGGACGAAGATATGAAGTCCTATGCAGAAATCTTTAAATGGTTCACCGACATAACCGAATTGCAACACAGGTTAACTCCTTATCAAGAAGAAGAGTCATCATACGCTGATATCGTAGTGGAAATTTTCACTAGCCACAACAACCCTAATCGAAAGATAAAATATTACAACGCCCTCCCGACATCTCTTGGTGATATAGAATTTAGCGCAATCAGCGACGGTGAGTATATCACCTTTCCAGTTGGGTTTAGATTTGACTATTTTGAAATAATTTAGTATAATACCTCTATTTCAAAAGGTATACATTATGATAGATTTACAAGAAATACTTTCTGATTGGAAAGTCGACTGTATTATTGACCCATCCTTTCCCGACGAGTCTTCTAGAAAGACGCCGGAACTGCACGCCAAATATCTGACGATGATGTCAGAAACTAAACTGAAATTAAAGCAATATGAATTCAAGC